ATTAGAGAGAGATTTCGATTTAACATCTAAGACTAATAATCAAAGACAAGAATAATACCCTCCTGCACCAAGGGCTGGCGCAGCCGGTCCTGCTGGTGGTGGCGGCGCAGCATAGATTTGATATGAAGGAATTCGAAGAGAGAATAAAGACCGGTATTTGGTTGGATTTACCAAAATCTTCTTTAACGGCTTGTCGAAAAATGTTATTTGAAAACGGCGTATCTTTACAAGAATTATTTTGTCAAGTTATTGTTATGGTTGAAAATAAAGATCCAATTATTAAGACAATATTGGAGGCAGCTAAAACAAACAAATTTGCTAATACTAAAAGAGAATATGTGTTTACGAATGCTAAATCAATATATGCTGCCTTGGAAAGAAAAAATACACTAAAAAATAGAGAGTGATTATGGCTGAAAATAAAGAGAGAAAAACAAAAAAATCTGTTATTGAAAAAACAACAGAAGCACAGCCAAATTTAATCTGTAATGATCCAGAAGAATTGCCGAAGAGGCTAAAGGAGTTTGAAACAAAAGTTATTTTGGAGCAGATGAAAATAACTGAAAAAAGCATTTCTTTAATATACAAGGAAATACTTTCTGATCGTGCAGCTATGAAAGAAATAAAACAAATACTTTCTTATATTCTTCTTACGCAGGAAGAAATAATGAATGTTCTAAATGGTCATATAGAACAACAGTCCGAAGAAGACATTGAGAAAAAAATGGCTTCTGATGCTGAAGAATATGCTGAAGAAGAGATGAAAGATGGTAATAAAAAATGGAACTGATATCTTTGAAAAATAAATTATTTTTTTTAAAAATCTATAGTTTTATAAAGACAAACTGGCTATCTTTTATATTAGGAATTGGTATTATTTACGCTGCAATGATTGCAAAGAACAAAGAAGAAAATATAAGTCTATTGATCTCTGAACGTGAAAGAGTTAATAAAGAGCATCAAAAAACATTAGAAAACATCCAGAGCCAAGTTGAAAATGAAATAAAAAAACGTCAAGAGATTGAAAATAAATATAATGACCTAATGCTAAAGATTAAAAATGAATACGATCAAGGAGTTGTTGAAATTGCTGAAACTAAGAAAAAAGAGATTAAATCATTAATCGAAAGAAATAATGAAAATCCAGCGGCAATGGCAAATTCTATAAACCAATTATTCGGAATACAGGTCATTGAAATGAAAGAAATAACATGAAAAAATTATTTTTAGCATTTTTTCTATTAGCGTGCGCCCCTAAAAATACAAATACTTTAAGAACTTTCTCTGCACAAAATGATCCTGCACCAACAAGTATAGATCTTAGTGTGTATTCCACCCCACCATTACCAGAACTATCGAATCAGATCAATATAAGAACCATGCCTACTGATTCTACAGCTTCGGCACGTCAAGCACTTATTAGACAAGGCGTAAGATACGAATCTCCGTTCGATGGTGTTTGTTTTAATAACGAAGCAGAAGCTGTAATAGAAGCATCTTTTTCAGAACAAGTACGTTCTCAGCGAAATGAAAACCGTAGGGCTTTGGCAGAAACAAATGCACGAGCGCTAAGAGATTTAAGCACTATGCAGTCAGATGCAAATTTATTACGATCACTCTATCAGGCCAGATTAAATGATCGTGATCAAGAACTAAGCAGTGCTAATAGAATTATAAATTCACTAGAAAGAGCTAGCTCAACAAATGTTTGGTATAATATAGCATGGGCTTCTCTTGGCGGTTTAATTGGTATTGCTACAAGTGGGATATATTTATTAGTAACACACTAAGGAATATATTATGGCATTTTTATTTAAAAACAGCGAAGGTAAGCAAAGTGTAAGTTTCACTATGGTTTATTCTTCTTTCTTCGTAGCCTTGGCATGGTTTGCATTGTCCATCGTCAATACACCCCATATTAAATCTTTTGATGTAACTACGGCATCCGGCTTCCTATCACCTTTATTAGCTCTATACTTCGGACGAAAATGGTCCGAATCCAAGAGTACGTCAACTGATTCAACATCCTCAACAACGCCATAACACAATAATCTAAACCTCTAAAAAATCAAAAAACACTTGTTTTAAAGCATTTTGTAATATTCATAACTATTTATATGTTAGGATAAAATAAATTATCCGAATGGAGATTTTTATGCTAACCGGAAAAGAATATCTAGAAAGCATCAACAATGCTATTAGTGAGGATATAGAAACCGAGATGCAACGGTTAGAATATTTCATTAAATCAAATTATCGTGCAAAAAACAACAGGTACCCATTTCAGTTCTTAGTAAGATGCTGCCGACTGGAAGTTATCGATGCTTTATCAGAATATCTAGAAAGCAATGGGTGGACTGTTGAAAAAACGAAAGATTTTTTATATATAACACCAGCCAGAAAAACTTCTACGGAAAATTTTTTTACAGAATTGACTCCAAAAAATAAACCATAATTAATCATTGGAGAATATAATGAAAAATATAAAAAAGCTTCACAGAGATGTAGGTGGATTGTCTACAGTGGAATATGTAATTTTGTTAATTTTGGTTTGCGTAGCTGGCATATCTGCATGGAGAACGTTTGGAAATAACGTCGTTAGCAAAGTCACTTCGGGAAGCAACCAAATCCAAGGTCTTGGGTCTTGAGCTTTTATTGCATGAGCAGAAACTTTTGAGATCAATTCTTATTAATATAATTAAATTTAACAACCACCATAATTATACATAACCTCATTATAACAAAGAAAGGTTAGGGGTATAAAAATGGCAGTTTCAACAACAATCGACACAACAATAGGGGTCGTTTCAACAGTGGTAGATTCAGCAGCCACCGTTGCTATTAATGGTGCAATAGCAGTAAACCAGAACGCAAGCAATACTGGATTCTCACCATATTCACTAACAGCAAGAAACAAATCGGATAGCGCAACACTCACTCTTTTAGATGCTGGTCTTGTGACTGTTTCAAAAGGTTCAGCTGCCACAATCGTGATGCCGCTGGCCTCTGCGGTTCCAGGAGCTATGTTTGTCGTTCGCACAACTACTGCTGCCGGTCACATTCTAACTGGCTCACAAGAAACCAACGGAACACGTGTTTTCTCTAACGGAACAAGCAACGGATCACGTGCAACATTGGCAGCTGTCATTGGTAGTTCTGTTTCTATTCTTTCTGACGGTAAAAACTTCCTAGTGCTAGGTAACAGTGGTTCAGTAACCATTGATGGCACCTGATAGAAAATTTTAATTAAATTAATTTTACTCTTGATAGTTATGAAAAACCCACCAGGAGGATTTCATGCCCATTATTCTCAACGAGCAAAAGCTCACCATCCCAAACGTCAAAACCATTTCTTGGCTAGATCCCGAAGCGCAAGCTCTTGGACTGAAAGAAGTCTCACATAAAAGCAAACGCAACACATGGATTCGTGGTATTGTTTGCCATACGATTCATGGCAAGCTTGGTAAACTACTTCCCGGTCTAGGCCCAGATACAAGCATTGATATCGCCAATGCACGATATCAAATCAACACAACAAAGCAGGTATCGTGGGATTACACCTGTGATTTAAATGGCGATTGGTTAATCCAAAACGATCCAACCAAGTTCTATACTTGGCAAGCAACAAGTGTAAACGGTTATACTTGCGGTTTTGAGTTGGTTCAACAAGACAATGGTGATCTCTATGAAGGGCAGATTGCCAAAGCTGTAGAGTTTATTGACTTCCTAACAGCCAAGCTTGGTATTCAACGTCAAATTCCTTGGGATATGAAAAACAACTGTCCTTACAAAAAGACTGTTAATCGTATTGCTGGATCTAATAATGCCAAAGATGTTGTGGGAGTTATGGGGCACTATCATCAAACGACAAATCGTGGGCAAGGAGATCCAGGGCCTTATTTACAACAAGCTCTAAGAAAAGCTGGCTATTTGCCGTTTGACTATGATAATGATGATGACAAGATTTTTTGGAAAGATAAACAAAAAAATATTCTTGGATTTAATGATGCCCAAGCGGATGGCATACCAGGACCAGCAACAGTTCGAGCATTACTAAGCAAAGGCTATAAACATGGAATGCTAGTGTCTAGGCCAATGGATAATTTACTTTGACTCTAAAGATAATTTCTCTATAAAACTCCAACCTTTAAAAGTTTTCAATCTTCCATTTATTAAACGAAAGAAACCAGAACGATCTGAGTTTGTTTCTCTTGCTAAGTGTGCAATGTTTCTTGTCTCAACAATTTCACCGTTTGGATTTCTGAAGCGGTACAACATTATCTTTGACTCACGATTTTCTTTTTTTGCTTTTTGGATTTCGGCAGACTTCCATCCTTTATGTTCGATATAAGATCCCTTGGCCATTTTTCTCATTACTTCATAGCCAAGATCATTCTCTTGACAAAATGTCTTTAAATTTTCAACATTATGGAGTTGTCCAGTTGGATCAATATATTTTCTTGTTTTTTTGTTATGTCCAACCATGTGAGGGTTATTTTTTTTAGTTTGAGAAAATATATTAGCTGCTCTTATTTTTCTTTCGGGATCATTATCCCAACTTCTCTTTACGGCGGCGGCATGGTTTAATTTGTCATGTGACTTTCTTTTTGGAATAAAATCATGGTTGTAACACAATTGTTTATTGTTTTTATAATGAGCCAAATAATTTGCTTCGTGGATATCTAAAGCGTCAATTTCGCATATATGAATCACTTCAAATAAAAATACCTTAATTCCATACTTATTTACAGCGTTTTGCAGTTTATGATTTCCATGTTTATTACGTTGTAGTTCGCTTTTGTGGAAATTTGCTCTTTTGTAAAAGCATGTTGTTTGCCCAATATAAATTTTTCCATCAAGGAGGTTTGTTATTTTGTATATACCGCTCTTCATTCGATCTTTTTTTTCTATTTTGATTTGCATTTTGCACCTCTATTATAAGTATGATGTCAATGACTTTCTCATTACATGCAAACCACCTCTAGGGGTTATGGTGATCCCGGTCCATATATTCAACAAGCCCTTAAGGATGCTGGCTATTTAACGTTTAACTTTGATAACAATGATGATAAAGCTTTTTGGAAAGATAAACAAAAAAATATTCTTGGATTTAGCGATTCCGAAGCTGATGGTGTCCCTGGACCAAAAACAGTCGAATCTCTAAAGACAAAAGGCTATAAGCACGGTATTTTTATAAAAAGACCAATAGATGATCTAATATAGTATTTAGGAGATTTATATGAAAATTTGGGCAAGTGTCGAAAAGAGCTATCACAAACGTAAGGATGGTTATTATCAAGAGTTAATAACCCATTATGTTCATTTCCAAGATCCATCTGGAAACACTCAGACTAAATTAGACAGAACAGAATTTGGTAAAGTATTTGTTGAAAACAATACTCACAATAGCTTTGATGGCATGGTAATTATTAAAGAAAACGGTGCAGATAAGCGTCTACTGGTTGTAGAAAAATAATGATATCAGCCAAGGATTAATTTTTTGGCTGATTTTTCTTCTGTTGTTACGATTTTACTATCTTCAATTTTATCTTTACATTCGCTAATTACTTTAACGATTTTTAGCATACTATCACGATTTTCTAGTTCTAAAGCTAAGAGATAAATGACGTAAAGTTTCATTCTTTGCGATACGCCAAATTCGTTAATTGTTTTAACGATCCCTCTACAGGTTAAGCGTTTTTCTTTTGAGAGTTTTGTTTCAATATAATTTGGAACAACATAAGCCTCTCCTTCTTTGGTCTCTGATTCATCTGTTAACATGCTATCAATTTCGCTCATATATCCTCCGTTGAAAAGCTATCAATTTTCCACAATGTTTTTCCGATTAAAAGTAAATATTTACCAAATCTTTCGCCATTTTCCTCTTCTTTATGAAGTATCACTGGCTTGCCCCATTGTTCATTTTCATATAGAAATTTAATTTCTTGCCATGTTGGTAGATCGATTGTATACTTGCTTAAAATATCGTTAAGCTTTTCTGGCAATGTTGTTTTGATCTCTTCGGCGTCTGGCAATGTTGGTGCGGATTCACGTTTAAGTTTTTCTGATTTACCAATCTCTATTATTTTATGAATACCGCCGCAATTATTACATTTTGCATAGGATGGCTTAAATGATTCATCATCATTTATCACACTAAAAACTATGAATTTATGGAACACTGTTGGCTCAATAAGTTCAAATTGTTTCAAAATGCAGTTGCATTCAATAAGATGTTTAATGCAGGTAGGCATGAGATATCACCGTTGATAAAAGAAAAACAATAGATAAAAAACCAAAAAAGGTTCTTAGAGTGAAAAAGAAACTGGTTTTCTTTTTTTTGATGTTGTGGCGGTTGTTGCTGGTGCCGTTTGAACTGATGGCTGTGCCGCTTGAACTGTAGTAGTCACTGGAACCTTTCCGCCAACGGCTTTTGGGCTTACTGTAGGGCTTGAATCACCAGTGTAGCCATCGAGTTCTTTTTTGATATTTGAATGAAAAGTATCAATTTGAGTCATTTCCAATTCAGTAATAACGACTTGCATCGTTTTAAGTAGATGAGTTAGAACATCTAAATCAATTGGAAGATTGTTTCTACGAACATATACTTGTAGTTTATCAAAGGCTCCTTCTGAAATTCCTTGAACCAGTCGATGTACTTCACGTTCAATTTTTGTATCTAGCTGAACTCTGTTTTGATCACTCATTATATTACCTCTATTGAATTTATTATTTTAGAAAAATAATAAATGTATTGTATTTTCAGCCTTTGCTATGTTTATTTGCTATACCGCTAGCCACAAAGCTCCAAGGTTTTATATAACACTCAAAGCCAGAAGCCGTAACATATCCCTTTAGCTGATCAGAAAACATTGACGTAAGCTCTCCAGCCTCTGGAGGTGATGCGTCTACATGTATCAATGGAATTAATCCTGTAGTTTCCTGAATTTGATTACTGAGTTCAATAGCAATACTAGTTTCGTGAAACATTCTTGCCTTGACCCTGTTAGGATAGTTGCCTTTAAACTCCTTCTTATGCTGTTCTGTGGTCGTGTAATAGTAAAAACCACCTCTCCCCGGTTTATACAAACAGGCGACCGCAATGAAGCGATAAACGTGTTTGTGAAGGTGTGAATCTACACCCACGATAAGTTGTTTTTCTTTATCCGTTAAAGACTCAGAAATCCATTTATATAGTTCGCCTTCTTCAACCGCATTGCCATCGGCATCTTTCCAAATTCTCATTTTTAGCCTTTAAGGTTATATTAGATTGGTTTTTGTCAAATGACAATTTTTACGAATAGCAAGTTTAAATTTTACAAAGTGCTTGAGATAATTGACTCAGGATTATATTATTTTTTATATTTTCTTTGACAGGCTTTACAATGCGCTCTTTTACCATCCTTAGTTCCTGTTTTTTTATTAAAAAGAGATAACGATTTCTCTTCTTTGCACTGTGAACATTGTTTGGTGTTAGAATCTAAGGCTACTTCAAGCATAGGATCATCTACTCGTTTCCAACCTTTGTGAGTTTTTCTTTCACCAGACAAAAGAAATCTTAAACCAGCCACTGATAAACCATGAGTTTTTGCGAAATCTGTCAATCCTATAATTTTTTCATATATTTTGCCGATTGGAGATATTAATCTTACCTCATATATTGCTTTGCGTTTGTCGATCCATTGCCTTGGCATTTTTTTACCATAGTGCCAATGCTTTATACCGATTCTGCCTTCGCTTATTTTTTTCTTGGTTTGATCAGAATGTTTTTTGCCTTTTAAACCGTAATTTGGATTATTTTTTGCATTTTCAATTATTTTTGCCTTGTGCTCATCCGATAATATTTTTCCTAAATTTGATTGACTTATTTTAAAACGTGTTTCTTCACTCTTAGAATAATTACCGCCACACTCTAAGTCCATGTTATACAGATTAAATCCATTAGTTGCGTAAAAATGTAACCAATAAAGTTCTCTTTTGTTTCTATCCTGCTGTGTTGAATTCGGTAAAATCTCCAAAATCCTAAACTCCAGAAAATCATCGTGGCCAAGTTCTTTTTTACATTTATTGTAATCGGCTAACAAGAATCTATTACCGTGCCTGCCTCGGATAAGTGAATTCTTATGCCCAGCCCATCTGCTTTTCGGCTTAACGGTTTGGCCAATGTAACTTCTTTGAGAATGTAGGTTTTTTATCTCATAAATTGAAGGTATTTTTGATGAGTTTTCATATAAAAAAATCATAATTGTTTTTTTAATATTTTTAATTATCTAAGTTTCTGCCAAGTGTTTGGTTTTTGTTTTGTTTCTACTAAGAAATTTGTTGTAATATAATTGCATAGATATTTTCTACACATGGGTGGCCTTTGGGCATAGATGCTGCATTTATAAGTTAAAGGGTTCATAAATTTACATGCGTATCTGGGGCCTAGCACTTGGAATCTAAGAATTGGATAAGCATCTTCTTGCTGAAAGATATTGTTGTTGCCTGTTTCTTTGAACAATGTTTCTCCTATAATTTTACCTTCTTCGTAGTCTATTACTATATCTTGGCGAGAAAAATTTATACCTTTTTTTCTAAACCATTTTACGATATCTTCTACCCAGTGTTCGCCTTTTTCTTTATCGATTGGCCCAAGAACGTGTTCTAGATCATATGGATCTAATTGACAGCAACCACCTTTAACTCCTTCGTGTCCGCAACAATTACCAAGACATGTTTCTAATGCGACCTCATCTGTAAATTTTCTTCGTTCTGATAATGGTTTTGGTGGCCATTCTTCTGGTTTATTTAAATTTAAAATAGGTAAATAATATCTGTCGTTTGGGGTTTTTTCAACGTGCTCATTTTTTTCATCAGTATTTTTTATTTTCTTATTAGATGAGCTGTTACTGGAATGATTTGTTGTTTTGTCTAGGGCAATTAATTCTTCGATGCTAATTGTTTTATTTTGTTTTATATCCATATCACAGTAGTATACGATAATTTTTAGAAATTTAAATTCTTTTACTGATAGATTGCTATTTATGGATCAAACGGAGCAACGTATATATGAGCAATTTACAGGAGTTATATAAAAAATTTCAAGGAAATCGTCTTTTAGAAGCAAGAACAACACTACTAGAAAAAGGTGTTTATCCATTTGAAATATTTTTAAAAGAGCACGCAGAGACAATTCACGCTAGTGAACAAATTGTTAAATTAGAGGAAGTAGCTAGTCTTTACAAAAATCATGTACCAACTTTATACATGTTTGTAAAACAAAGCACAGATGTTTTACTGGAATCTAACATCCAGGCCCAGTCAGTTAAATCTTCCATGACAAATTACGCATTCATTTGTGAATCTATTGGAACTTGCGTAAAACAAGCTGCTGTTATGTTTAAAGAAAAACATGATAATCAAAAAACAATTCATAGCATTTATGGTAAAAACGCTGTAGATCTTTTGGAATTTTGCTTTAAAAAATCTAAAGCCTATAAATTGCTCGAAGGTAATGCAGATCCTGTAATAAGAAATCTTTCACGTGAGCTTTCTGGATTGAGTATTGAAAATCTAAATAACCTTTGCGAGTCCGTTCCTGCAATGAAACTTTACGTTTCAAATTCAACCCATAAAGAGCTAGCTATTTCTTTGCTAGTAAGCTGATTCATCCTCTAAGATCGCACCAGATGCAGTAAAGTATGATGCTGCCATATTGGCAGCGAAGTTACTTGCAAGATACAATGATATGCTTGATATATTAATCGATGCACTTCCATGGGTCATGGACTGATGTGTTTTTTTCCATTCTGGATTTAATTTATTGATATTTATTTTTTCTGGTTGGCAAAAACCATAAGTGTATATTGATCTACATGCTCTTATCGCATTATCAATTTTTCCTTTAAATTTATTTGCGTCTTTTTTTGCTATGCTTATTTTCACTATGTGAGCAAGTAAATTCTGAATTCTTTTCGTTGTCAAATCAGATAAATCACTTATTGAAGTATTTTCTTCTTGAGATTTACGACGAACTTGTAGATATTGTAAATGACCTAAAACATTTGATCTTGTTTTATTATTATGGATAGTGATAACATCATTAGTTAAGGATATTTTTTCCACTGTCGGTAGCGAATCATAATTTACAAATGTAAGCATTTCGCCTTTCAGAGAGCTAACGATATCACATCCACTAACAACTGCCATGTCGTTCAGTAGGTTTAGCGCCTCTAAGGATTGCTCAAGCCTTACTGGCATTATATCAAAATTTCCCCTTGTATTATTTGAATGTAAAGTTGCAATAATCTCTTCTGAGAATCCTTGTGCAATAATAAGTAAAGGAATTTTTGTTTCGAATGATTTCGATAAAATTTTATCTAGTTCCGATACTTTATCGACAAGCCCATCTACTAATAAAATTTTTAAATTTGAACGTGTCCACGTGCCAAAAGAAGGCATAAATCCTTTAAATGGATTTATTTTAAAATTATATCCAAATTGCAAATCAATTATTGTATTCGGTAATTCATGCTCTTCGACTACTATATTTCCTTCAATACCCGCTAGATTAGTTGCCTCTTTAACAATACTTGATATTATTTTATCTTGAGTTATTGAATCGATTAGGTTTTCAATTTCTAAAGCGGAAGCAGGCTTGCATACCTTTAATATCTCCAGAAGATACTTCTGCCCTTCTATTTGGTTATCTTCCACCAATCCAGAATATGTTATATTTTCTTTTTTTGAATATTCTTTAGCAAAACTCAAGAAAGCTTTTAAGAAATAAAAACTAGATCCTTGACATTTGATTTCCAGCTGAAAACAAGTATTAAGTAATTCATTAAATAAAATTTTCTCAGCTTTGTCTTTTCCTGTCATGAGGCTAGCAATGAGCTGGTACGAATTTTTCTGTAAATAATTATTCTCGCTACTTATGGCTAATTGGACTTTATCTAGGTTCTGCTCAAGATTTTCCAAGCTTTTGATAAATTTTTTTTCTACGCTATTTTTATCGATAAAATCGTTATACATTTTATGAAACCCTTTTGTTTTTATATATTTATATCAGTGAGGTGAAGTAATGGCTAATAGTAGTGATAGGGAATTATTAGAAATAATAGCAAAAAAGCTAGCTGACTCTAAAGCTTTAAATGGCGGGTTTGATAAACTTTGCCTTATGATTGAGCACATCCAGGAAAAACAAAATGAATCTGGTGTTAAATTAGATAAAGTATCAGAAGCTCTTTATGATCCTGATAATGGTTTGTTTTCTAGGGTCAGGGATATCGAGCAAAAGATTGATGGCAATATGAATGAAATTGAAAAAAAAATTGAAATTGTGCCAGATGTAAAAACTGATATCCATGATTTAAAAAAATTCCAAAAAACAATCCAAGAGATTTGCGGTAATCAATTAAATGAACTATCAGAGTTAGTAAAATTACGCAAAAATCTATCAACAATATACTGGGGATTTGCCGCTACAATTATCCTCGGAATAGGAAAATTGCTTTTTGACCTATCAAAACACCAATAATAGCCATAAACCATTATACATACATTACTTTGTCTTTATTATATAAATTAAACCACTTAGGAATAAGGAGTAATAGAAATGAGTGATACAAGAATGGTATTAGATGTTTGGTCAGAATTTAAATTGGTAGTTGAATCCCTTGAAGGCGATGTGCATAAGAATGCAACAAAAGGCAATCTTTCAGCCGGTGTTCGTGTTCGTAAAACTGTCCGTAAACTCCGTGCTCTTGGCGCAGAACTAATCAAGGCAACACTCGAAGCCCGTGAAGAAGTAAAAGCAGCTACCCAAGCAGCCCCAGCCAAAGAACCAGTAGTTAAACCATCTGTCTCGGCAGAAAAAACGGCAAAAAAGAAGAGCAAAGCAAAAGGCTGAGTTTTTTATAAAAGATAAAATTTTCTTAACACAAAGGGCAGCAAAACTGCCCTTTGTTATTTTACGAATATAGTTATTTATAACCCGTACAAAGGGACAAAAAAAGGTTTCAATGAAAAAAACATATATTCTGGACACAAACGTATTACTCTCAGATGGTAATTCTTTGTTTGGTTTTGAAGAGCATGACTTGGTACTTCCACTTATCGTACTGGAAGAACTTGATCGTCACAAAGATCGCCAAGATGAAGTGGGACGCAATGCTCGTGAAGTAGTGCGTAAATTAGCAGATCTAACAAAAATAGAAAAGGATTTTAAAGCCGGTATTCCTCTAGGAAAAAAACTTGGAATATTACGCATTCTTTCAATTGAAGATATCTGGACCAATGGAACACCTCTCGAAAAATTGCCAGTTGAAATGCAAGAAAAGAAGAGCGGCGACAATACCATCGCTCAATTCTGCGTAAATTATGCAGCAAAATTTAAAGACCAAGTAATTGCACTTGTCACTCGTGATACTATATTACGACTAAAAGCACAGGCGCTAGGTGTTATTTGTGAAGATTATCGTAAATTCAATGTAGCAACAAGCGCAAGCACTCTTTATTCCGGTGTCGCAACCATTGAAAGAGATGATGTGGTTGTAGCTGATTTTTACTCAAAAGAAGAATTCTTCCTACCACAAGAAGTTGAATCTGGATTGGTGCCTAATCAATTCGTTATCATGAAAAATGGCCAGCAGTCAGCCGTTGGCCGATTTAATGGAAAAGGTGAACCACTTAGCAAAATACAAAAACATCCCAGTAAACTTATTCCAAGGAACAAAGAACAAGAATTTGCAACAGACCTTTTGTTCGATCCAGACATTAAATTAATCACACTTAGCGGAAAAGCCGGTACAGGAAAAACATTGACCAGTATTAATGCTGGCCTAGAACAAATACTAAACCAAAAACGCTATAACTCTCTTGTGATTTGTAGACCCGTGATGCCTGTAGGTAAGGATGTTGGTTTTCTTCCTGGTACGCTAGACGAAAAACTAGAGCCATGGCTCGCTCCAATCAAGGATAATCTTAGATTTCTGCTTGGAACTAATAAACCACCTACTGCCGCTGTCGGTGGGCGTAAAGGAAAAATGGAAGAAAAGGGCGGCAAAAATAAATTCGATGAACAAATTCTTCAAAGCTATTTTGAAGATGGCATCATTGAAGTGCAGGCACTAACATTTATTCGTGGTAGATCTATTGCAAATGCCTTTATCATTATCGATGAAGCACAAAACACTTCATTGCATGAAATAAAAACTATCCTCACTCGTGTTGGCGAAAATACCAAAATTGTATTATGCGGGGATGTCGAGCAGATAGATAATACATACATCGATTCCGTTAGCAATGGTCTTTCAATCGTAATAGAAAGATTCAAAAATGAAAAAATTGCCGCCCACGTAACGTTTACTAAAGGTGAACGGAGTTTACTAGCTACCCTCGCTTCTGAGATACTTCAGTGAAAGTTGCCTCTCTAGTATATACTATTAGAGAGGTGACGATTTATGAAGTTTAAACATGAAGGCAATTTACTTAAGTCTGGTATCTACAAGATAACAAATACAATAAATCAGCGCATATATATCGGTTCTACTAAACTTTTTAAAATAAGGCATAGTCAACACACTTATGCTCTTCGTAAACAAAGACACGGCAACAAGTTTCTTCAAGCCGACTTTAATAAATGTGGTGAAGACGCTTTTATATTTGAGCTTATTGAAATAACAGATGGAAAAACGAAAGAAGAGCGGCTTTTAATAGAGGAAAAATATCTTGAAAAATATTATGATTCTTGCAATACATGCTACAATTTTGTTACGAAAGCAACTTCATCAGAAGGTCATAGTTTTAAAAACCTAGAAGAAACAAAAAGAAAAATGTCAGAGTCGCAAAAACTCCGTTTTCAAAATAATCCAGAATTACGTAAGCAGCAATCTGAAAAATCAAAAATAAACTGGCAGCATCAAGAATATATTGAAAAAATGAGACCAGTTATCAAAAAATTTGCTGGTTGGAATAGGGGTATAAAGATGCCAGAAATTTCTGGCGAAAAACATCCTAATTATGGAAAGCATCACAGCGAAGAATCTAAAAACAAAATGAAAGAATCTTTAAAGGGTCGTATGCCTTGGAACAAGGGAGTTTATGGATATACCTCTGTTCCTTGTTCTGAAGAAAAGAAAGAGAAATTAAGAAAAGCTAACATTGGAAAAATTATTTCTGATGAAGCGAAAGAAAAAATATCTAGAAACCGCAAAGGTAAAAATGCCGGAAAGAATAGTGCTTCCGCAAAAGTTTATGAAGGGTTCCAGTTATTATCCCCTAATGGGACCATTTATACAAAAATTGAATGTTTAACCGATTTTGCAGATGAGCATGGATTGAATATGAAATGTCTATGGAAGCTTTTAAAAGGCTTAACACCAAGCACAAGGGGCTGGACATTGGCAAATACAATAAAAAAGCAACGTGACCCGGCAACTTTTCGCAAGGGAGAGAACCATCCCATGTATGGCAAGCACCACACAGAGGAAGCAAAAAATAATATAAGGCTTGCTAAAATAGGTAAAATGGAAGGCATGGAACATCCGAATGCAAAAGTTTATCGAGGTTTACGCCTTTTGAGTCCAGATGGGGCTATGATTACCGAGATAGATTGTTTAGCAGATTTTTGTCGTGAAAATGATTTGAAACCAACGAGCCTTTGTGCAGTTTTGAATGGTAGGCGGAAATCCACAAATGGCTGGAAATTAGTAAACGATAATATCATAGCTTCTTAAAAGGTCACTTTATCAAAAATTTAACTAGCGCCTCAAACTCTTCAATTGACCCATTGCTCTTTAATGAATTGGCACGATAAGAGCAAAACATTAAATTATCTAGTTCATATCCTTTGTTATTATCAATGCGATCAATTGACAGAGAGTTGTTATTTCTTTTACTGCCTACAGTTATATCAATTCCTAAAATTGGACATTTCAAAGGGATTCGATTACATAATATATCTTTTTCTGATTTAGATAAGGAATAATTTATACCTCTTGTTTTAGCGCTATGTTTGGCAAGATTAAGCAATCTTCTAGCCTTTTGTTTGTATAATTTATCGGTTGAGTGTTGAATTGGCTGAGTATTTGTTGTCTTTAAAAAAGACAATATTTTTTTAAATTCTTCTATGGTTCCATCTTTTTTTAAAGAGTTGGCTCTGTAGGATATTACCATAACGTTGTTTTTCACATAACCTTTAGAATTATCGATTCTATCCAGCGAAGGGGATAGCCATCTATTTTTTCCTGTTAGGTCATATGGTGTTAACAACACTGGACAGCTTGATGTTAGGATAATATCTGATAGTTCTATATTAAAATCTCTTGAATGTTTTCTAGCTCTATTTTTTGCTTTGAGAAATAGCAAGTATTCTCTATTTTTGATATAGTATTCTTTTTTATATTTCGTAGTTTTTGCGGGATTTTCTTTATATCTTTTACGCTGATTATTTCTTATTGCTTCACGATTTTTAATTGCGTAATTTTTGTTATATTCTTTATAATATTTTTTATTTATTTTTCTGTTTGTTGCGGCATTTGTTTTTTCTGCCGCAGAATTTTGCTTATAACGTTCTTTTCTTTTTGCTGAGAAACATTCTTTGCACCAAGAAGAAAATCTATTTTTAGATTCATAGAAATAAAAACAAATTTCTGGCTTATCATTTGAGCAACTGTTACATTTCATGATTGTGGTATAATTTAAAATAGCATTGTTCCATATTATGTAATATTTTAAAAATAAACACTATTATATTTGCCGCATATTTAAGCTACATGGATTATGGCAGGATTTAACCCAAATAGAAAAAAGAAGACTTATTCTTTTAACCGCTCTCAAGCGTCACAAATTGTATCTGCCAGTGTAAATGGCAAGATAGAGTATTTTGATGCGACGTTGGTTGCGGTTGATAGTCCGTTTTATATTCTGGACATTCCGAATAGCCAAGGCATACCTCCACCACCTCCACCACCTCCACCACTACCACCCGGCCAATATGACGAGGATGTAATTGATTTCACTTGGGAAGATACAAAAAGCGTGCCTCTTAATATTACTTTTTCTTCAGAGCCAATTGTTACATTGGAAGTTTTACCAGCTGGTGGATATGAGAACATTGTTGCATTTTTAGGAAACGTATCGCAAGGAAATATAGTAGTCAATTTATCTGCTCCGCACAGTGGTAAAATTGTTTATAGAGCCATTTACTCATCAGTATATCCAACTGCGGTCAGTAGAAGTGTTGTCAGTACTTCTTATTTTTACACTGCTTCTGCCGGTTATAATGATTTAATTAATCAAGACGAAATTCTGGCTAATTATTCTCTATTGACAGCTAGCACTGCTCCAACGAATATATTTTTTACTACGAGAGACATAAATAACAATGGGGATGCCGATGTTGCAATTGTGGGAACTGGCTCGTTTGGATTAACGAGTACAGCAGTAAGCTTTTCTGCACCAATTACAAATCGAGTATATTATTTAGCAGTCAAGTGATTGAAACCGGAGAATATAAATGACATATGATTTTAGAGCACAGCAGGTAAGATTAAATCGGATCATCTCCTCCGGTTCCATTCCAATTTTAATTTATGCATCATCCAGTGCAACAGATTTGCAAGGTGGAAAAACATTCCCAGATCCTGGTTCAGATGTATTTTTGTTTATTTCTGGCAGTTCTGCCGCAAAAACTGTTTTTGGTGGTGATGTCGTTATTTCAGGAAGCTTAACCTCTTCTATTGTTTCGGCATCGCAAATAACAGGATCATTACAAAACATTACAACTGGTGTTCCATATCTTGTCGGCGGAACAAACATAACTCTTGCTACAAGCAGCATTGGACAAATAACAATCACATCAACAGCTGGTTCAAGTGGTGGTGACGTTAGCGCTTCTTATGTTGTTTTATCGGCAACCAGTTCTCTGGCCAATGAGCGCATTTTAACTGCTGGTAATGGTATACGCTTGACGGATGGTGGGGCAGGTAGCTCAATAACCATATCTGAAGTAATATGGACTGAGCAAACAAGTATATTTGCATCAACGACTTCTTCAATAGGCATAAAAACGTCAATAGATCATACCGGCGTTGATTTATTCATATCAGGTAGTGATACCACAGGCAACGGAGCCAATCTTGTTCTATATAACGATTTAAGTGGTTTTGGATTACCAAGACTAACCCTGAGCAGTTCCAGTGGCTCTCTTGGAGGCTTGGTAGGATATGATGATGATGTTAATGGTTTAGTCGATGGCATTAATATTGATGTCCCAAACGGCAGAAATTTTGGTGTTCGTATTGGTGGCAATACAACGGCAGCAACAATAGATTCAGCAGGTAATTTAAACGTTCGTAGTGGGAGTACCAGCACAGGCTACTTCGATGTTTTCAATAGAATAGTAGGTATTGGTGTTACTCCACCTAGTTTAGCGGGAACATATACAGATGCAACTAGACTGGTTATCAAAGACACTGATAATACCGGTAATAAATATCAGCTATTTTTATCTAATGAATACCCAGGCACAGATTTAAATTCTGGTATAGCTTTTGCTTTTGGCCCATCAAACATTTCTGGTGCCATCTATGCCAAGTCTGATACAACAGGTGATGATCGCAAGGGGTTAAATGCTCTCATACCCGCTGGTAACAGCTTTAGCTGGCGTACTGCGGGCGCTCATTTAGGCGAAATGACAGATAGTGGCAACCTGATTATATCAGGCTCTGTTAAGGCGTATGCGGGCTTCACGGGATCTTTGAGTGGGACCATTGGTGGATTGCCGTTTATTGTTGGCGGTCCAAACATCACGGCGAGCTATAACAATCTTGGGCAGTGGGCGATTACTGGTTCTGGCGGTGGTGGTGGTGGCTCAACCGTACCCGGTGGTCTTGACCAACAGGTCCAGTTTAATAGCGGTAGCACTTTTAGCGGCTCATCTAACTTAACATATAACTATACCACAAACACCCTCACTCTAACAGGATCATTAACTGCTTCTACAGTTGTTGCCGGTGGAGTAAACATAACACCAATAACAGCTAGTTTGGTTATTGGTGGAGATAACACAAATCGTGCCAGTGGATCTATCTCTGGATTGTTTGAATCAGGCTCATTAATGACAGCTGGAACTATTGGTAAGTTCGATGTTGAAGTCCTTGCAATGGATTTTAATTTAGAAACTGGTGCAAGTTGGAAATATACGGCAACAGCACTGTGGCCTAGTTCTGGGAACTTTAGTTTTCTTGCCGCAACAGAACTTGCTGCCGAATATGGCCCAACTGCTGGCAGTTACAATCCAGCGGCAGAATGGGATGTAAACTTTAATAGCCTTGGGGAGATAGAGCTTACGGGATCTTCTCCTGCATTACCAACGGGCGGTACTAGTTTCTATGTTCAAGTAACCAAAAAAATGATTGCAACTTATGGAACTATAATAGCATAGATTAATGTTGCATTAATATTTTATTATACATATTTATTATCAATCCAGGGATGGGTTAGGAGTAGATTAAGTCATGACAATAAAACGCAAAACGCAACTGAACCTTAGTGGTTCGCACCGCAATGTAGATGCCGACATTGTTTGGGTTGGCAGTAATCTGTATGTTACAGGTTCTTCGGAATTCACTGGATCAGTTAACGTCGATGATGTGTTATCTGCTTCTGGCAACCTTTCCACCGCAGGAGCTTTGTTTGTTCAAGGAGCAACCCAGCTAACTGGTGCAGTTAACCTTGCAAGCACATTATCTGCTTCTGGTCAAATTTCCACAGCAGGAGCTTTGTTTGTTCAAGGAGCAACCCAGCTAACTGGTGCAGTTAACGTCCAAGGTGATATATCTTCTTCTCAGAACATTACTGCGGCTGGTGTTGTCTCTGGTAGCACAGGTAGATTTACTTATCTTTCTGGTGCCTTAAGTGCATCTTCAACAGGTTTACCGTTTATCGTTGCTGGCTCCAACATTACAGCAAACTGGAGCGATACAAACCTAAACTGGGAGATTACAGGTTCCGGCGGCGGTGGTTCTGTTGCTGGTAGCGATACCCAAGTTCAGTTTAATCAGAATGGTGCGTTTGCTGCTTCCTCTAGCATTACCCACACAAGCGGAACTCTTGGTGTTCATGCTATATCCGGCTCCCTAGCATCTTCTGGAACAGTATTCGGAGATATTGCATACGATGGTAATATTCTAAAAATCACCAGTAATGTTTTGGTTACTCAAAGCGTGATGATTTTCGACGGAGTAGATTCCGCATTGGATTTTGGAGGAGTGACTCTGGCAAATGGTGCTGTTCTGAACATGTTCAGCGGTAGCTTGAGTCAAGATCCGTCGTTTAAAATAGAACCATCCGGCACACCTGATCAAGTTCAACTAAGGAATGTAGGTAAAGCTGATTTTGTATCAGGGGCAGTGAACCTTACTTTTGGCTCGACACTCAATGTTCACTCTGCCAGCCAGTCGGGAACCGGGTTTGCTGTTATTCCTGATACAACTGCCGGAACAGTAAGACTTGATATCAACGGTAGATTGTTCTCAAATGGAACAAATATTTCTGCCCTCACTGGCTCTTTAAGAACAGGCGGTGCATATGGGGAACCTGATTCCAACATAATGAGCGGTTCTCTTCTTACCGCTGGAATGGTAAATGGATCTGTTGGTAAATTTAGAGTTGAGGTTATTGGCGCTGCTATCAACGGGGATCAATTTATCTCAGCGGATCTAATAGTTGCCGCCTCACAAAGCGCAGCTGGTGTCTATGGTACTTTCGGTGTCACCGAAGTAACTCTTGATGCAATCGGCACTAATGCACTAGGTTGGGATGTCAACATCAACACAAATGGCGACATTGCCGTGACAAGTTCTATTGTCGGAGTCGATTGGTATGCTCAAGTAAGCAAGAAGATGATTCTTTCTGGCTCGGGTATCGTTATTTACTAATCTATCCTAAAATGTTTGCCGTGGGAAAACTGCTGCGGCAAACAAATTATAAACTTACAATTATTTTTTTTCTTGATAGTTATATTCAATTATAGCCTCTAGGGGGACTCCTATGTCATTAGAACGTAAACCATTATATCTTACACTGGACAGCATAAAACAGTTTGAGTTACCAAACACGGCGAGTGCTGTAGGTATTGACCTCAATACAGGCAAACAAATATATTATAACACAAGCTCTCTTGGTTGGGTCACACAAGAAACCTACTCTGGAAGCAATGCCATCTTTGGAGATATTACCGGCTCAAATCTACGCCTAACTGGAGCCCCCGGTGTTATAGCCAATAATATTGGTCCGTTATTGATTAGTAGTTCTCTTGGCATCACAACAAGCGGTTCTATTGTTTTTTCCGGCTCTCGTTCTTCTCTAGGTACAGAAGAAGTTTCTGTTCTTGTAAATGGCGATATATTCGTTTCTGGAGGCATTGGCACAAACGATTACGTCCAGCTAAAACCTGTAAACCTGCTTCGTATTCCAACAAACACAACAGCTTCTTACATTTATACCTCCGGTAGCACCAATGATTTATACTTTACGCAGTACAGTGGCTCATTCACCAACACAACACGTTTGCGTTGGCTTGAAGGCTTAATGTCAACGGGTCTTCTCAATGGCGGAATCATTACGACAACCAATGGAACAACCACTTTTAATGTGTCTGCTGGAGAAGGTCTTGTTTTATCTTTTAATGCTTCCACAACAAATGAACCATATCCAACAATTACAAAAGTAACATGGCCTTTGTCTAGTAGTATACCATTGTATTACAGCGGTTCAGCACAAATCACATATGTTGGCATTGATATGAATGGTCAAGTAGTTCAAAACATAACGCCATTTGCTCAAACAGATTATCAGAACTACATTTCGCTTGGTCGTGTATTACATCAATCCAACGCTGTAACAAATGGAACTATTTCTTCACCGTTCGTTGCTTATGGTCAAAGTACATGGAATGCAGATTTCAACCGTGCATTCGGTCCTCTAAAAATTTCTGGACATGTTGTTGCGCCTTCTGGTTCTGGAACAACGCTAGCTATTACAAAAAGTGCTGGTGACTCATTAGTAGAAGGTAGAAACTATACTACCGATCCAAATAGCCCAAACCTTGTTCTTGGCTCTGTAGAAGGCGCTCAACTAACTTCTAAAGTATTTCGTATATACAGCGGCACTTCTGGAATCCCAACGATTCTGAACAATGCTGGTGCTGGATTTACAGGCATTGAGCCCGGGAAATATAATCCCGGTAACTTGGGAGTCACAGGGTCTGTTGGTTCCGGTAAGTTCACCATTCAAAGAGTTTACTGGTTTCCAAACTCTGTAAACAAAGCTTTTTTTGTTTATTATGGAACAACAGAGTATGCAACAATAGCTGACGCACAATCCAATATTCCAACTGACTTATTCGTTGAAGCAAACAACACAGCCGGTGCCGCTATTTTTGTTGCGTATTTGATTGTTGCTTATAATTGCACAAATTTAAATGATTCAACACAGGCACGGATTCTTCAAGCCGGATTGTTCCGCAACAATGGGACGGGTGGTGGTGGTGGTGGTTCTGTAAATCCCGGTGGGGTTGATACAAACATTCAGTATAATAATGCGAGTTCATTCGGAGGTAGCAATAATCTAACCTTCAACAGCACCACAAATACACTAACAACAACAAACATACAAGTTTCTGGGATTGTTGGGGCAAGTGGAAGTGTAACTCTTGGGGATGCTTCAAGTGATATTATTACCGTAACAGGTCAACTAACAGCATCAAATGGCATAGCTGTGACAGGTGGCACTTTATCCTCTTCTGGAAATATATCAACTGCTGGAAATCTTCTTGTGCAAGGAACTACTAGACTTACAGGTTCTGTATATATCGGAGGGGCTGTTGGTCAAGCTTCAGTAAACACAAGTGATACAACACAGCCAATTTTGTATCTTTCTGGCACAGATACAAGAGGTGGTGCTGGGTATTTCAACTTCCTCAAAACATCAAACAACTACAGTTCTGCAACCAACAGAGATAAGTATTTCCGGCTTACTAGCACAGGTGATATTCAAGTTGTTAACAGTGCTTATTCATCTACCCTTCTAGAGCTTAGTGATGTAGGTAACTTAAAGATAGCCGCTGGAAGTTCTTATTTTGGTCCTGTTAAGGAATCTTTCGCCGCTAAATCTAGCGCAACTGGCACAGTTACACATGATTGCGTGACAAGCAGTATATTCTATCACACAAGTCCGAGTGCCAACTGGACGGCAAACTTCACCAACTTGAACTTGTCGGCATCTTATGCAACAAGCGTAACAATGGTTATTTCTCAAGGCGTAACAGCATATCTGCCAACAGCCGTCCAGATAGAAGGATCAGGCCAAACTTTAAACTGGCAAGGCAACACAACACCATCAGGAACAGCCAGCAGAAACAATGTTGTTACATTCAGTATTTTGAACAACGGTGGAACATATATTGTGTTGGGTCAGCTGGTATCTTTCTGATAAAGGAAAAGACATAGATGTTTAGTTCATTTAGCGGTGCAAATCAAGCTGGTAGAAAAAAGGTATATCTATTCAGATATTATCGGTTTCGTACCACAGCTATACGCTCATCATCTCCAGATAATCTTGTGCAATTGTCTGAACTTGTTTTCCTTTTAGGTGGGACAAGGGTTAGCTATACGGGTGCCACGGCAAGTAATCCCGGTGGCAACAATCCAGTGGGGGAAGAACCATCAAAAGCAATAGACAATAACACAGCAACAAAATGGTTGGATTCAAACAGGCTTCCTTTGGTTGTTGATTTTGCTGCACCAAGACAAACGGATGCCTTTCAGTTTTATACCGCAAACGATTCTACCAACAGAGATCCAGTTCAGTGGGTGGTAGAAGGTAGTGATGATAACTCCACATGGAAAGCATTACATACACAATCTACGAATGCAACCGTTCCAACCGCACGTTTTACAGCAACCGAAATATTCTATTTCGCTTAATAGGAATACTTACCACACATAGGATAACATATGCCAAACTCAATAGACTTTCGTGCAGATCAGATTCAAACAAAACAAATTATTGTTACTGGCAGTGGTGCTGGTACAACCAAGCTGCTGATCTATGGAATAGAAGCCCAAGGATCTCCAGCAAACGAAGGTCTTATTAACACCACATATTTCCCACAAAGTGGCATTGGTGGGGATGTGTTCCTTTATGTGTCTGGGGCAGTGGGAGCCAGGGATACGGGTCAAAGAGCCGTCTCTGTATTTGGTGGTGATCTTGTCGTGTCTGGGGGGTTTTACAATGATATTTTCATAGCAAAAAATACGGGGGAACTTGTGCTGTCTGGTGGTATCAGACATGCTGCAAAATTTTTTGCATCCACAACAGTTACACCGGGCACAACAGACACTGTTACTATGACCAGAAACGATTATTTGGTCATTATGAATACACAAGCTGCATCTGGGCACATATATCTGCCAGAAATAAAAGATACAAACAAAGATATAGGCTTAACTGTGAGAATTAGACAGAATGATGGCAATACTTCTGCAAGAACTGTAACTATCCATGTAAATGGATCAAATGCAGGATATACGATTAATGGCTTTGACGCTGCCGCAGCAACATTGACGCTTGGTGGTAGTCCTTCTGGAACGAACACAAACAGATCAGTGACCTTAACATTTATGGGAAACATATCTTCTGCAAACCGTTGGTTTGTTGTTGAAACAAGCACCTGTTAATCAATCTCTTGAAAAACAAAACCTCATGAGTTACCCTATAACACATGAGCATCTCTTCCCCCGCAGAGCAGTCCCTTAGCCTTATCTCCAAAACCGTCTTCGATAATCAACTATATATTCTTCCACTATATTCTATCAGAGAGGGCGGAGCATGTTCCTGTGGCAAGGCTGATTGTGGAGCACCCGGCAAGCATCCATTGTTTCGTTACAACTGGAAAATCATTGCAACAAATGATCAAGAAAAAATAAAAAACTGGTTCCAGGCTTACAATAAAATGAATTTTGGATTAGCCACTGGTCGTTATTCAAAAATCACAGAAAAATATCTTATTGTGATTGATGTTGATGCACCGGAACATGAAGTTTTAAATCATTTGCCCGAAACATTTTGTTATCGTACTGGTTCTGGTGGATGGCATCTTTGGTACTGGTCAAAATATCCTATTAAGAATTCCGTATCTTTATTTGCTGATAAAGTGGATGTACGTGGTACTGATGGCTATGTCGTTATTCCGCCAAGCAAACACAAAAAAGGAAGTTATGCTAGCATTAAAAATGTACCGATAGCAGATTTACCAGAATCAGTGATGAAGCTTTTATTGAATAAACAGAAAAAGCCTAAAGAAAAATCGGATATAAAAACAAAAGTAAAAACTACAACTGTCTTAACATCATCATGGAATAATGAGCCTATTAGAGATTTAAGGGATAAATTTAGTTTGGGTATAAAAGTGCCAGAAGGTGTTCGTAATGTTGTTATGCATCGGCTTCTTTCATCTGATCGTGCAAGGGGTGCTTTAAAGAATGAATTAGAAATAAACGCACAAAATTACCTTCAATATTTTGATAATCCGGCAACATTAGCATCGGAGTTAGAAATAATTGTTGAATCTGTGTTAAAATATCCGGCTTATAATAATAGCCATGAGAAGGTAAATGAACTTTATGTATCATGGTTGAAGAAAAATACCAAGAGCAATGTACCAAATGATTTACTAGATAAACTAGATCAGATAGACAACGAATTTTTCTCTAATTTAAAACCGTGTGATTCAAAATCTGGATATTGTACGTTAGAGAATTTGATGTCTTCCCGAATAACTTATATGAGTTTAAGAGGTTTTACTAAAATTTCTGTGTACAAGACTCAATTATTTGCAAAAAAGTTATTAGATCTAGGATTTACTAAGCGTAGAACGGCAAAGGGTAACTTCTGGAATATTACTCTTGACAATGCTATATCTTCATGATATATTCTATTGTTCTTTGAAAAGAGGTTAAAAACTATGAAACGCAAGCTAATGTTTGCCTATGGTAGTAATATGTTAACTCAACAGGCATTTAAACGTATGCCACATGCAAAAAAGCATGGTACTGCACAATTGATTGATTACGCTTTTAATTTTGCTGGCAATGGTGTAGCAAGTGTATATGAAAAAGTAGGTAGCAAAGTTCCAGGCGTTTTATATTCTATTACCGAAAAAGATTTTTTAAAAATGGATTCTTATGAAGGATTTCCATATGTCTATAATTGTTATAAATTACCCATTGAACATAATGGTATCATTAAAGAAGCGTGG